AACGCTGCCAAGCGCGGCTGGGAAATGCAGATCGGCATGACGCTGGCCTGCACGAACGGCGAGGACGAAGGGATGCAGGCGCGCTACAGCGTGACCAGCGTCGGCGGTAAGCGCGCCGTGCAGGCGCTGGCCGTGGCCATCGCCGAACAGGTGGACAAAGACCAGGCCAAGCCTGTGCCGGTGATCCGCCTGAAGAAGGAGCATTACCAGCACAAGAGCTACGGGCGCATCTTCACGCCGGTCTTTGACATCGTGAAGTGGGTCGGCATGGACGCGCCCGCGGTGGAGGAAGACGCTGCGGATGCGGAAGCCCCGACTGAGGACGCACCGCGCCGCCGGCGCCGCGTCTAAACTGGGCAGCGAACGCCGGGGCGGGTTGGGCCGCCCCGGCTAGTAGCGGATGAAGTGAGGCATCCATGAAAATCATTCCTGTAACTTTCAAGCAGGCGTGTGCGTTCGTTGCTGAACACCACCGCCACAACAAGCCCCCAAGGGGGCATAAGTTTAGCATTGGTGTCCAAGACGACGCCGGCGCACTGATCGGCGTTGCGATGGCAGGCCGTCCAATTTCGCGGCATCAAGACAACGGGCTTACGTTGGAAGTGAACCGCACTTGCACTGACGGTGCCAGAAACGCCAACTCCATGCTTTACGGGGCTGTTTGGCGTGCTGCCAAAGCGATGGGTTACGTTCGCTGCATCACCTACACGCAGCACGACGAAACAGGCGCATCTTTGCGCGCTGTCGGCTGGCGTCGCGTCAAAGATTTGCCGCCGAACAAGGGCTGGAGCGTGCCATCTAGGCAGCGCGAGGACATTGGCTCTGCTGGCGTCGCCCGCGTTCTGTGGGATATTTCACGATGACTATCCTATGGCTCGATTTCGAGACGCGCAGCCGCTGTGACTTGCCGGCCAAGGGCGTCTACAACTACGCGCAGGACGCCAGCACCGACGTGCTGTGCATGTCCTACGCCTTCGACGATGACGCGGTGCGGACGTGGACGCCTGACCAGCCGTTCCCGGCTGACGTGCGCCACCACACCGGCCAGATCCGGGCACACAACGCCGCGTTCGAGCGGCTGGTGTTCTGGTACGTTCTACAGATCGACTACGCGCTGGAGCAGTTCTACTGCACCGCAGCACAAGCCCGCGCCAACTGCGCGCCGGGCAGTCTGGAGGACGTGGGCCGGTTCGCTGGCGCCAGCATGAAGAAAGATCACCGCGGCGCGCAACTGATCCGGCTGCTGTCGATCCCGCAGGCGGACGGCACCTTCCGCGATGACCCCGACCTGATGGCTGAGATGGTCGCCTACTGCGAACAGGACGTGCGCGCCATGCGGGCCATCGCCCAGGCGCAGCGTGAACTGTCCGCTGATGAGTTGCGCGACTACCACGTCAACGAGCGCATCAACGACCGCGGCGTGCTGCTGGATCGCCCGCTGGCGCAGGCTGCCGTGCGCTACTCCGACGCCGAGAGCGCCGACATCCAGCAGACGGTCGAGGAGGCCACCGGCGGCGAGATCAAGTCCGTCCGCAGCCCCAGGATGCGGTCATGGGTGTTGGATCGCGTCGGGCCGCAGGCGCTCAAACTGGCGACGGTTTACAAGGACGGCGAACCCAAGCTATCCATTGACAAGAACGTCCGCTTCAACCTGCTGGCTCTGGCCGAGGAGAACCCTGATGAAGTACCGGCCATCGTCGCTGAAGTTATCCAATGCGCGGATGACCTCTGGGCGTCGTCAGTTGCAAAGTTTGCGCGGGCGGCTGCGCTTGCAGACGATGAGGATCAACGAGTTAGAGGAGCGTTCGTATTCGCTGGAGGTAGTGCTACAGGTCGCGCTTCATCATTTGGGCTACAAGTTCACAACTTCCCACGACGATGCGCCGACGACCCTGCACTAGCCCGCCAAGCGATGGTGCGCGGTCACAAGATCGTGCCGCAGTTTGGCAAGCGGATCACCGACGTGCTGAAGGGGATGCTGCGCCCGGCGCTGATGGCACCCGAAGGCAAGCGGCTGGTGGTGGCCGACTGGGCCGCCATTGGGGCGCGGGTGACGCCGTGGGCGTCGAACACCAACAGCGGCGCAGAGAAGCTGGGCATCTTCGCGCGCGGCGAGGACGTGTACAAGCACAACGCCGCGGCGACATTCCACGTCCACTACGATGACGTGGACAAGGAGCAGCGCCAGATCGGCAAGGTGCAGGAGTTGGCCTGCGGCTTCGCCGGCGGTGTTGGGGCGTTCGCCAGCATGGGCCGCATCTACAACGTCATCCTGACCGAGAGCGACAGCCGCAAGATGGTGGACGGCTGGCGGCGGGCGAACCCGTGGTCGGTCAACTATTGGACGGCGCTGGAGCGCGCCTACACCGGCGCCATGCGCCACCCAGGCAAAGAGATCAGCGCCGGGCGCGTGACATATTTGTACGACAAGCAGCATCTTTGGTATGCACTGCCGTCAGGCCGTGTGCTATGCTACCCGTTCGCCCGCTTCGATGAGGAGGGCAACATCACATACGCCAAGGCGGCGTGGAAGCCCGCCGCTGACGCAAAGGAATGGCCCCGCGCCCGCCTGTGGCGCGGACTGGCCTGCGAAAACATCACACAGGCCATTGCCAATGATCTGCTGCGGCACGCGCTGCGGCGTCTGGCCGACGAAGGGTTTGACGTAGTGCTGCACGTCCACGACGAAATCGTGCTGGAGACAGATGCCAGCGCCGCCGAGGACGCCGCTGCCGCGCTGGTCAAGATCATGTGTACACCGCCGCTCTGGGCCGCTGGCCTACCGCTGAACGCGGAAGTGGCTATCATGCAACGCTACGGGAAGGGATGAGCGATGAGTGAGGATCGCATCAAGTTTATCGAATACGTCACCAAGCTGGCGTTCGAGACGGGCGAGACGGCGCTGCTGTTGAAGCAGAAGCCGACGCTGGTCGGCGGGGAGATGGTCTACCACGGCGATGGGGCGCCGAAGGCAACCTTCCCGTCGTTCTTGCCGGCCAAAGCCAACATCAAGCCGGGCGAGGCGTGGTACGTCAACACGGGGTCGTTCGTCGTTGACCGCTTTACGGACGGCAAGCCATCGGCCAAGTCCGAGAACGTCGAGTATGTCCTGTTCATGATGCTGGATGACATTGGCACCAAGTCGAAGGAGCCGCCGCTGGCCCCGACATGGGTCATGGAAACGTCCGAAGGATCGTTCCAGTGGGGCTACGCCTTCAGCGAACAGCCGTCCAAGGCCGACTTCACCGCGGCCATCACCGCCATCGCCGACGCAGGCTACACTGACCCAGGCGCGACCAACGCCGTCCGCAACTGCCGCATCCCCGGCAGCGTCAACCTGAAGCGGGGCAGGAACAATTTCGAGGCGCGGCTGGTCGAGTTCCACCCCGACCGCGAGTACACGCTGGATGATGTGTGTAAGGCACTGGACGTGGTGCCGCCGGAAGCGGACACCGCCGAGATCAAGAGCATCAAGATACGCGACACCGGCCAAGACAACGTGCTGGCGTGGCTGTCGGACAACAGCATGGTGCTGTCGCGGGTCAACAACGAGGGCTGGTGCGGCGTCGTCTGCCCGAACCATGCCGAACACTCGGACGGCGGCATCGAGGGCCGCTACAAGCCGCTGGATCGCTCCTACTGCTGCTATCACGGCCACTGCCAGCACCTGACCAGCGCGACGTTCCTGAAGTGGGTGTCGGAGAACGGTGGGCCGACCGTGACGCCGGGGCTGCGGGACGAACTGATCGCCGAACGCATGAAGCTGATGGCTGAAAAGATCATGCCGACCGAAGCGTTTCCGGATCAGGCCGCCATCACCGTCAAGGAGGTTGAGCGCAAGGAAGCCGGGCGGCTGACCAAGACCGAGTGGTTCGACCGCTTTGCCTACGTCCAGTCCGACGACAGCTACTTCGACATGGTGACGCGCCAAGAAGTGCCGCGTCAGGTGTTCAACGCGCTGTTCCGCCACATCGACTGCCGGTCGGTCCACAACAGCAAGCGCCAGGTCGCGGCGTCGGTCTACTTTGACGAACGCCGGCAGGAGTTTGGCGCGAAGGCGCTGACCGGCATCACCTACGCCGCTGGCGAGGACGTGCTGGTGGCGCGCGACGGGCTGGTCTACGGCAACCGCTGGGTCAACGCCCGCCCCGACATGAGCGCCACGGTGTCAGTCAGTGACGCACAGGTCACGCCGTGGCTGGATCACTGCCGCAGTCTGATCGAGGAGCCGTCCGAACTTGATCATATTCTGAACGTAATGGCCTATAAAGTTCAGAATCCGAACATCAAGATCAACCACGCGGTGCTGCACGGCGGCGACGAAGGCAGCGGCAAGGACACCATGTGGGCGCCGTTCCTGTGGGCCATCGGCGGCAAGCACCAGCACAACCGGTCGATCATCGAAACGGGCGAGATCAACAGCCAGTGGGGTTACAACCTGGAGGCTGAAATCCTAATCCTGAACGAATTGCGCGAACCGGAGGCGAAGGAGCGCCGGGCGCTGGCGAACAAACTCAAGCCGATCATCGCTGCGCCGCCGGAGACGCTGTTCATCAACCGCAAGGGGCTGCACCCCTACGAGATGCTGAACCGGGTTCAGGTAGTGGCGTTCACGAACGACCCGCTGCCGATCACGCTGCCGACGCAGGATCGTCGCTGGTTCTGCGTGTGGTCGCGCGCAGAGCGGATGCACCCTGACGAAGCGGCGGTGCTGTGGGATTGGTACAAGGCCGGCGGTTACGAGAAGATCGCGGCTTGGCTGCACTTGCGCGATGTGTCGGCGTTCAACCCTGCCGCCGCGCCACCGGTGACCGAGTGGAAGCTGAACATGGTCGAGCAGGGCATGAGTGTAGCCGAGAGCTACCTGGTTGATATGATGAGGCTGCGCGTGGGGCCGTTTGTGTCGGGCGTTGTCGGCGGGCCGTTCCACAAGCTGTGTGATCTGCTGGTCACAGAAGGTAAGGTTCCGGCGGGCGTCAAAGTGCCGCAGGCGGCATTGCTGCACGCCTTCAAGGAAGCCGGTTGGGTGGACTGCGGGCGGCTGGGGTCGGCTGACTTCCACACTAAGCGGCATATCTTCGCAGCACCGGAGATTGCCAGAGTGCATACCAAATCCGATCTTCGCCGGATGGTGGAAAACATTGATACCACCAAGGCTAAGGTGGTAGGGATTCATCAACAGCGCACCCCAAACCAGCGCGGTTGATGATGGAAACCCCCGGCGTGCCTCACTGCGCCGGGGGTTTCTTTTTGCTTGGCACTTGCAACAGAATGTTTGACCCCATAGGGTGACGCCATGACCGAGAAAGAAATCGAAGCCTACTTCGTGAAGCGCGTGAAGGCGCTGGGCGGGTACAGCTACAAGTTCCGCAGCGTGACGCAGCGGGGCGTGGCTGACCGCATCGCCTGCCTGCCGAACGGCCAGACGTGGTTCGTGGAAATGAAGAAGCCCGGCGGGCGGCTGTCGCCGCTGCAAGAGGTATTTGCCGAACAGATGGCGACAGCGCGCCAGCACTACGCCGTGCTGTGGTCGAAGGAAGGTGTGGATTCGTGGGCCAATCGCTTCGCTTAAGACCGTATCAGGATGACGCCGCCGACTTCTTGTACGAGCGCGACCGGGCGATGATCCTGGCACCGGTGGGCGCGGGCAAGACCGCGATCACGCTGACGGCCATGCAGGCGATGCTGAACGACGGCTTGGTCAAACGGTGGCTGGTGGTAGCGCCCAAGCGCGTCTGTACGGACGTGTGGCCGGTCGAGGCACCGAAGTGGTCTGGCATCACTCCCGCGCTTGCCGTAGGCACCCCCGCCCAACGAGCCGCAGCCATGCGGAGCGATGCCAGTGTCGTCGTCATTAACTACGACAACCTGGATAAGCTAGAAGATTTGTCAGGTTTTGACGGCGTTGTCTTTGACGAATTGACGCGGCTGAAGAACCCCAGCGGAAAGCGGTTCAAAGCACTGGAGAAACTTATGTCTACGATGGCAATACGGTGGGGTCTGACCGGGTCGTTCACGTCGAACGGCCTTGAGGATGTGTTCGGTCAGTGCAAGATCATCGACCAAGGCTTGCTGGGCCGCGCCAAGGGCGCGTTCCTCCAGCAGTACTTTCACTGCGTCAACCGCGACTTTGGCCAGTGGACGCCGGCGCCCGGCGCGTTGGAACAGGTGATGGAGCGGATCAAGCCGGCGACGTTCGTGCTTGACCCAGGTGACTACAAGGACAAGCTGCCGCCGTGTCATGTCGTCGAGACGCGGGTTCAGCTTGCAGACCGCGGGCCATACGAAAAGATGAAGCGCGACTACGTGGTCAAGTTTGGCAACGACCGCGTCATCGCCCAGAATGCCGCGTCGGTGACGACCAAGCTGCAACAGATGGCGTCCGGGTTCGTCTACAACCGCGAGGGGCCGCTGCCGGTGCATTGGTTCAGCAGCCACAAGTTTGACCGGCTGGAGGAACTGCTGGACGAGAACCAGCGCGCCAACACCATCGTGGTGTACAACTACCAAGAGGAACTGGCCGAACTGCGCCGGCGCTTCCCGCACGCCCAGACCATCGAGGACAAGGACGTGATCGCGCGGTGGAACGCCGGCAAGGTCGAACTGCTGCTGATCCATCCCAAGTCTGCCGGCCACGGCTTGAACCTCCAGCACGGCGGCTGCCACATGGTGTTCGTGTCGCTGCCGTGGTCGCTGGAACTGTACGAGCAGACGGTCGGACGGTTGCACCGCGGCGGTCAGCCCCATGCGGTGTGGGTCTATGTGATGATTACCGAAAAAACGATTGACGAACGCATCTGGGCAGCCCTTCACGAAAAGCGTGCCGTGTCAGATATTGCGATGGAGGAGTTGAAGAATGAACAAGGTTGATTGGCGGTCACTGGCCGCCACGCTCACGTCCATGTCAGAGGACGAGGTCAAGCGCCTGCTGGACGACGAGATGGCATCACGCCGTCGCGTCGGGATCGTGCGCCGCCTGCACCAGCGGTACGCCATGCTGCGTAACGCGCGGGAGCGCGCCGAACTGATGGCGAGGCTGGGCGCATGACGGACGCAGTCAATCCCGACCACTACAAGGTCGGCGGCATCGAGACGATTGACTACCTCCAGGCCAAGCTATCGCCAGAGGAGTTTGCCGGTTACTGCCGCGGGAACGCGCTGAAGTACATGAGCCGCGCCGGCCATAAGGACGCCAAGGTGCAGGAGATCAATAAGGCAATTTGGTATTTGCTGCGCTGGCGGGACAGTCTTTCTGGTAGTTAGATATGCGGCGAATGTGCGCGATAAAATTGTCTGCTGTCATGCTGCGTTTCATAAGGTTACATGTAACGCAGCATGGCGCAGCGTTTGATAGCCTGTAGCCTTCGTCGTTGTTTACGCGGTCTATACCGTTATACCAAAAATCGGTTTGATAAACGCCTCTAGCTTTTACAACTGACGACGGGCAAGCACCGCAATAAACGCAATTGCTTGATATTAGTTTTGTAAAATCGTCAATAGACAACAAAAATTCGCGCCCAGCTTTTTTCGCGCTTTTTTTGTATTGACCGTAGCGCAGATTGATAGCCCCCGCATTATCCGGCAAGGTGTTTTTGCCACGCATATGTCCGCAAGATTTAACCTTTGTGTTTCGAAGTGTGGTACTCAGCATGATTTTTTCAACACCGCAAGAGCAGCGTATGCGCCACGTAGGCCGAGGCCGCCCAGTTTTGGGATTGCTATAGCCGGCAAACCCTAAAACAGTCATTTCACCAAAAACATTTCCGGTGAGGTCTTTGATGCGTTTTGAAACAATCATTGTTTAGGGCAATCCGGGGGTACACCGCACACGCAAGCCCACGTAGAGTTGTGCGTCTCGATTGCCTTCACCGTCTCAGCGGTGTCGGTCTTGCTGTCGTAGCTGATCGGCTTGGCGATGCGGCAATAATCACCGACGAGCGCGGTCGAACCGGTCACGCAGCCGGTCAAGACGAGCGGGATCGTCAGCGTCCATAGCGGCTTCAGCCTTGGCAACATTTGCATCAAGTTGCTCCTGCGCGTCCTGACGCCCTTGCGTCCGCAGCTTGGCGTTTCCCCATTCGGTGAACACCCGGTCAAGCAGCGACAGCAAGAGCGTCAGGAATTTGATCACGCCTCAGGCTTTTCCATCAGGAACACGGCGGCAAGCCCAGCCAGACCAGCAACCGCAGCGGAAATGGCTTCCCACTGCACGTCGGTCAGGCCCAGCGCCAGCGCGAGGCTGGCGACGCCGGCGTAGGTGCTTGGCTCTTTCAAGCGTTTCAGGATAAAATGCACGATAGACATATGAGCCTCCTATTGCTCGTTAGTGGAAAGATTTCCAATCTTCATTTGCACAGGCTTGCCTAGCACAGGCTCGCCCTTTGGCCAACGTGACGCAACTAACCGCGACTTGCCCAGCTTCATCACGCTGACCTCGTTGTTCTGGTTACCACCAAGCACGAAGTAGTGCCCAGCATCCTCGCCAGCGTAAAAGCCAACGTGGCCACCGCCCGCCCGATCAAAGACAAGGACCGCGCCCGGCGCAAGCAAGTCGGGTCGCAGCAGCGCACCGTAATCTGACCATGCTTTCGCCCGCATATACAGCTTGGGATAGGGCAGGCCCGACTCTTTCATGCAGTATGCGGCAAACACGCCGCACCAAGGCGTTTCATCATCGCGCCACCATGCCCGGAGTGATCCCAGCCAACCCAAGATCGTAGGGTTATGGCGCGGGCCGGGGACTTCCTTTAGCCCGCGAAACAGCATGGCGGTTTTCATCCAGCGAGGCAGAGGTGCCGTCATAGTTTAGCCTTTCTGCGCTTGTATGTCAGGAAGTCCGCGCCTTCCTGCACATCCTCAAACACGCTGACTGCCGGGGCAGCGCCGTTGCGCGGCGTGATGACCGTGACCACTGACTGCCCGCTGCGCTGTTCCGCGAACTGGCCCTTGAGCGCGTAGTCATCGCTCTCCTTGTAGCCCTTGGCGCGCACCAGCGTGTAGCGCCGCCCGCCGGCAAACTCACCCTGGCCGGTGCCGAACGTGTGCCGGTGGAACGCAGCGTAGATGTCGGCGTGTTCGTCGATCATCGCCGCCCGCTTCAGGCCGTGCAACTCGTTGTACATTGAGTGGCCCTTGAAGTCGTGCCGCGCCCAGACGCGGGTGATACCGCCGCACGGCGACGCCAGTTGCAGCTTGGCGTCCCAGTCGCGCATCAAAATGCGTTCGGTGTTCATGCCGTCGAAAATGCGTTTGCCGTAGTTCCATGTGTCGTGGTTGCCCAGAATCCACAGCAGCCAATCAACGCCCAAATCCTTCAGCGCCCACTCGACCAGTTCCCAGCCTTCTGATACAGTGGCGGATTGTTCGCCGTACAGGCGCTCCAGCCTGCCCACCCAGTTGTTGATGCTGTCGCCGCCGTTGGCGCCGTACAGCCCTTCTGTTTCGGCGCAGATGCGTGCGTCACGCTCGAAGCCGACCAAGTCGCAGTACGGATCGTCGAGGTGCGGATCGCCGAACCAGCAGATGGCGTATGGCCCTTTGATCGGTATCCGCACAGTCTGCCACGCTTGCGCCCGTTCATGGGCAATACGCAGGGCGTTGCGCTTCTTCATCAGCGCCAACCGCTCTGCGAACGGCAGATCGGCTGGCGGCAGTGGGTCTGCCTTGGGCCTGTCAAGCGACAGAACGGAGGCTGTCCGCGCCACATGGCGGCGGCAGGCGTTCTGCACCGCCGCCCGGCTGACGTTCAGTCGAAGTGCTGCTGCGTTCTGGCTGCCGAGATCGGCAGCTAACTCAGCAATTTTGGCGTCGCCCTCTGGGTCAACGTCGTACTGATTGACTGCCATGAATCACCCTACAGAGCAGTCTTATGAACAGACCGCGGTGGTTAGCTAATCTTCATTACGATAGTGACCAGCAGCATGATGATCGTACCGGCCACGCCCACGCCGATATTCTCCAAGCGTTTCAGCCGCGCACAGATGCCGTCATACCGCAATGCACACACTTCCTCATGCGTATTCAGCCGCGCTTCGGTCTGGTCGATGGTCGTCACGTCAGCGCCTCACTGATTGTAGTTCATGGTGCCGCTACGCAGCAGTTGCGCGAGGGCGTTTCGCATACCTGGCGACAGGTTGCTGACCGCCTCCGACATCCGCAGCGATGTCGGGTACTGGTTTACCAGCGCCAGCGCGTTCGGGCCGCTGACCGCAGCGTCAGCCAACTGCTGTTGCACACGCGGCTGGAGGGTGTTGGCCAACGCCAGTTGCGCCGCGTCTGCGCCGATACGCGCCGGCGGAAACGCCGACAAGCCAACGCGCGTCAACGCCCGCGAGACAAGCGGACGTTCGCGTCCGATCAGCTCGGTGGCCGCCGCGCGGCCTTGGCTGCTTAGTTCGCCCATGCGGTTGAGGACGCCCAGTTCTCCCGCCGACTGCTGAAGCGCCCTGAAGCGGTTGGGGTCTGCCAGCGCCATGCCGAAGATGTCGTACTGGCCAGTACCTCTGCCCATAACATCTTCAACGATCTGCGGACGTTCACCGCGCATCAACGCGATAAACTCGTTCGGGCTTTCCTTGGCCAGTTGTGCAGCCTTGCCGCCCAACTCCTGCCGGTTGACGGCTTCGAACCCGCGCCGTGTCAGGTCAAGGTAGTCGCGCCACCCGGCGCCACCGGCGCCCTCAATGGCGTCGTCGATCATCGGACGGATGCTGGTCATCAGTGACGCCGCGCGCTCTTTAGTGCCAGACGACGGCTGCGCCCGCGCGCCCAGCAGGCGATCCACGATGTCGTTCACGCCGGTCTTACGCAGTTGGTACAGGTCGCGGGCGTCGATCACGCCGTTCTTGTCCGCCAGACCTTCCAACTTGTTGGCCAGTTTAACCAGCGTGCCGCGCTGAAGATCGTCCGCGCGGGTGCCAGGCTGTGCGGCCATGCTGCGAATTTGCTGCACGATGGGCGCAACCGTCAGCGGCTGCATGCCCTGCCCAGCCAAATCGGCCACGTAGTCTTCCATGTCCTGCGCCGACTGACGCAAGCCAATAGCACCCCGCGCGGCCTGCTCACCGCGCTGCGTCATGGCACCGGCAATACCGCGTTCACGGCCAACAGCAGCAGGATCAAATGCGTCGCCCAAATCGTCCAACTGACCAAGCCGCGTTTCCGACCGCTCTGCGCCGAACGTCATGCGGCGGGCCAAGCCCGATTGTTCGTCTGCACGCGCCCGCGCTTGCGCTGCCAATTGTTCTGCGCGTGGCACTTCACGTCCGGCGACGTTGGCGCGTTCCAGCGCACCTTCGCGGGCCGGGCCGGTCGCGCGCGAAACATCGCGCCGTGCAACTTCTGTTGCCGCGCGGGTTGCCGTTGCGGTGGGGCCGCCCGCCGCTTGGGCCAACCGCGCTTCGCGGGCGGCTGCTTGGCTTTCAAGAATACCCGCAGCCTGATCCGGGCGCAGACGCTCAACATCCGCAGCCAAGCCCATAAACGTGCGCGGCTCAACGCCAGCCTTGACCAGCGTCTGCCGCACCAGTTCCTGCGCGTCGGCGGGCAGTGCGGAAAGGGCCGCGCGGGCCGCCTCAACATTGTCGCCCAGCGATTCACGGAGAATACGCGCCGCCTGCAACGTAGGCAACTTGGACAGGTCGGGCAGTATGCCGGCCACCTTGCGGACGATAGAACCCACTGCGGGGAGAGCCGCGCCGAACGTCGCTCCGGTGCCAGCGTCTTCGCCGGTCAACGCTGCACCGCCAGCGCCGGCGATAGAAGCGCCAGCAGTCCGCTCCAAAAGCTGTGCCTGGCGCTGCCGCAACGGCATAGCTGCCGTCTGCGCGGCGGTGCGACCCGATCCGATACCACCAGTTTGAATGGCAGCCCCAGTGCGTTGGACAACGCCGCCGGCGCGGGGCGCTACGCGCGCCAACTGACCGCCAAGACGGGTTACACCCGCGCCACCAGCAGCAATTAACGGTGCGGTCGAAGCAACCTCGCCCAAGACCTGGCCTGTGCGGAACATCTTGTTCTGGGTGTTCTCACCGGCGTTTAGCACGGCGTTGATCTTTTCGTTTGCGCCCGTTGTCAGGCCCAGCACGTCGGTAAGATACGTGCCGCCACGCGCCAGCAACGCCGCAGGATCGCCGGTGGCTACGCCGCGGGCTATGCCGCGCATGTAATTGCCCGCATCCTCCATGAATGTCGGCTCAGATGGCGCGGGCGCGGCTTCTGCGCGGCGGCGGCGCGCGCGGGCAATGGCCAACGCGCGCTGCTGTTCGACGGTCATTTCTGCCACAGCCGACGCTCCTCTGGGGTCATGAATTTCCAATCATCCGCCGAGATGCCCGCTGGCGGTTTGGCCACCGGCGTCTTTTGCGGCGCGACGTTGCTGGGCGGCGGTGTTT